TGAACAAGGCTAAATCCGGAAGATGCGACTAATGCCATCCGGGCGTCCAGTGCTCTATCCGTTGTGGTGTAACTCAATTCCCGCTTGCGGGTTGAATGGGTAGAGTAACGCATCAACTGGCATGGCCAGCAGGGCAGGCATGATGCTAATGCTGAACCTGAGTATCGGTTCGAGTCCGATCGCCACACACAGAACCCACTACCTGGGATCCTTCGGCCAGAGAGCCGACATTGCCTTACCCTCACATTGCCAGCCTGTCGCTGGCTTTTTTATTTTCAGGCTCCGGGAACCATCATCGACACGCCTACTTGTTAAATCGTCCCGAGGGCCTGACCTAATCAACCAGCACCAAGCAGGTGCGAACATGAAGAAAACCACTATGCAAGACAGACCAGATACCTGGGCGGTGATGCTTGCGTGGCTTGTAAACCACAAAAACGAAGCTGGCTATTCGGTACTGGCTTTTGTCATGTCGATACTCGCTACCTCGCGCGGCGCGAAATCAAAGTGGAAAGACCGGATCGCCGGCGCAACGATGTGCGGGATCCTTTGCTTCTTCGCTCAGCCGACACTCACGGCTATATGGGCAATCTTCAACTGGAATTTCCCACCTGAGCTTTGCTGGCCGATCTCGGCTGGCGTCGGGTATGTGGGGGTGGATTCACTTTTCGCCTATGCGCGCCGTCGCCTTGGCCTGAATGAACCGGGAGACAAAGCAAATGCTGACCCTCAGTAAATTCCAGCAAGCAACGGGCACCAGTGCAGCGCTGGCCGGAAAGTGGTTTCCAGTCGTGCTGGCTGCAATGCAGAAGTACGACATAAGCACACCGTTAAGGCAGGCGCACTTCCTCGCGCAGGTGGGGCATGAATCATCTGGCTTCGTGCATGTGGAAGAGAGCCTGAATTACCGCTACGGCGCATTGCTGGCAATGTTCGGTAATCGAATCAGCCAGGAAGATGCTTTCAGATATGGTCGTGTTGATTCCGGCCAGAATGCTCATCCGGCCGACCAGAAAATGATTGGCAGCATCATCTACGCCAACCGGAACGGGAACGGCGATCGCAACAGTGGTGATGGATATCGTTACCGCGGGCGCGGCCTGATTCAGGTGACGGGGAAAGCGAATTACGCCGCGCTGGTGAAGCAGCTTGGCGTTGATATCGTGAAGAGCCCGGAACTACTCACTCAGCCTCAATATGCTGCTGAATCCGCAGCCGCCTGGTGGAGCAATCACGGACTTAACGCTATCGCTGACTCAGATGATGTTAGCCGCATCACCAGAATCATCAACGGTGGTACCAACGGACTGGAGGACAGGAAAGCCCGCTTGACTAAAGCTAAGGGGGTTTTATGTTCGGGTTAATCAGTTTATTCCGCATTTTCAAAAATAATGCGCACATTCTTATTCCTTGCGCGTTCATCATCCTTGTCGCTATCTGCCTGTGGGGGCTGAACGCCCGCAATCATCAGTTAACGGCGACGAACGACAGGCTGACACAGCTTAACGACAGCAAGGATGTGCAGATCAACGACCTGAGGGCTAAAAATGACGATCTGGCGGGGAGCGTTAAAGAACTTGCTGGCGCCGTTAACAGGCAAAACGTGGTCATGTCAGAGGTCGCAGAGCAAAGGGCTGAGTCGGCCAAGCAGAACCGAATGCTCCAGAGCGAGATTAAGCGCTACCTGGCGGCAGATAAGTGCGCTGCTGCTCCTGTTCCTCATGCCGCTGTTGAGCGGTTGCGCTCAGCAGCAGAAGCCGCCCGTGGAATACCGGGTGATAAAGCAGCCGGTCCTGAACCTTCCGGCGGAGCTGACATCTCGCATTGATGTTCCAGATCTGACCGACAACCCGTCGTATGGTGACAGCGTTGCACTGAACGCGGCGCTATATGGGATCGTCGGGCAGTGCAACATCGACCGGGAAGCAATTCGCAAAATTGAGAAAGGGCGAAATGATGAAAACCAACCAGTGCAGTGAAGGTTTCGACAACCCATCCAAGTTCCGCGAGGAATGGGATAAGCAGACCCAGGGGAAATAGAGCCTCATCCCTGAGGTTCTGACACAGTCTCTCCTCTGGACTTTAACCGTAGCAAATTCTCACAGCCTCGCATCCGCGGGGCTTTTTATGTGCATCTCACGCGCATCTAAACGAGAGCCTTTCAGTAAGCGAGCCTGAGAAAAGCCGTTACAGGTGGCGACCTCTCTCGGGCGGCTTTTCTGTGAGACAGGCTCACTTTCTAAAAGGTAAAGACGCTATGAATAATCCGTCAGTTATTCCGGCCTTCGACTTCCGCGAAATGGTCACGACCCTCGACAACAAGATAATCACCACATCACTCAAGGTGGCGGATTACTTTGGCAAGCGACACAAAGACGTTTTGCGTGCCATACGTAACCTGAAATGCTCCGATGACTTCACCCAGCGCAATTTTGCGCCCATTGATTTCATTGATAAAAATGGCGATGTTCAGCCTATGTATAACATCACCCGTGACGGATGCATGATGCTCGTGATGGGGTTCACTGGCAAAACAGCTGCCGCAGTAAAGGAGTGTTACATCAATGCCTTTAACTGGATGGCCGAGCAGCTAAACCGACGCATGGCGATGGGTGAAGAATTGCAGCATCGCTACGCCATCAAAGAAACGCGCTCAAAGCTGAAAGGCACGATCGGAAGCCGTTTGATGAACGAGCGGAAGAAGGAAAAACGCGTGCTGAGGCTCGAACATGAGCACATCATGCAGGTTACGCAGCCTGAGTTGCTGATTAGCTAAGCCGGCCATTACAAAGCTCATCTGCTGGTGGGCTTGATAATGGAAAAACAGTGATGCCTATAAGTTTTGGTAATTAGAAAAAACCTCAGATAAGTGCTAAAAATTTGCCCAGTAAACAATGATGAGATGAAGAATGAAAATCCTGGGATTTGATGAGCACAGAACAAAACGTGGGAGTGGTGCATTAAAGTTCTTTGAGCTGGAGCGTGTACCAAGCAGTGACTGGGTAAAGATATTCGAAAGCCTGTTCACAAAAAGTGGTGATGAGGCGTGGGTTGAGGGGTATTGCATAGTGTCGAACTGCCCAAGCAGTGACATAGCTGAAAGGCTAGTGCAGTTACAATCAAAGTGTGAAGAAGCAAACACAATATTCAGAACTAAGAACTCAACTCTTTGAACAGTAATCGCCGCCTCCGGGCGGTTTTTTGTTGCCATCACCATGGGCAGGCTCATCGTAATGGCGATATCCCCTACAGAGGATAAATCACCTGCTATCCCCTTGAGAGGATAAAGAGGCGTTTATGACTGACACTTACCGAATCACAGTAACCACAAAATCCGGTGAAACGCATGAAGGTCTGATGAACCGATCACAGCCGGAAGTGGTTAACGGCTTCATTGGCGTGGCAAAGGAAGATGGCGCTTGGGTATACCTCGCGCCGGATGACGTGCTCAAGATGGAGTATGTGCCGGCTGGCGATCAATCGAAATGAAGCCACTATTCGATAGTGACTGAATTAGCTTCTCAAAAAATGGTACATCAGTTGTATCGTAGAAAAAGTCTATAGATTCAACATCATCAGGATGGCCCAAGAATAGCCTCCCATCATTGGCGAGATAGATCTTTAAAATCGATTCATCTTTATCTTTTGATTCTCTGTAAAATTCCATCTCTAAGAGAAGCTGCTTGCCATAAAAGACCACTCGGTTGCGAGCGGTTAGGCTGATGCCAGTTCCTTCCAAAGTAATAATGCAGTTTGGATGGTCTGATACTGTGATATGACCAGTGTAGTGACGGCTATCTCTAGCTTTCACGTAAATCTCATTCCAGAAGTCAAGAAAGCGAGAGAGAAGCTGCTCTTTGTCACTTCTCATTGCAGAAAGATAATCACCTATACCAATCCCAGACATGCGCACTCCTTTCAACGGAAATAAATATGGCACTCACCGACAAGCAAGAAATGTTCTGTCGCGAGTACCTCATCGATTTAAACGCTACTCAAGCGGCTATTCGGGCGGGGTACAGCGAAAAGACCGCGAACGAACAGGGCGCTCAAAACTTAGCGAAACTTAGTATCCAGTCCAGAATCTCCGAACTCAAAGCGGAGCGCAATGATCGAATCGACATTGATGCTGATTATGTGCTGAGGCGCTTGTTTGAGATTGACCAGATGGATGTGCTCGACATCCTCCGTGACGATGGAACGCTAAAACCCATATCGCTGTGGCCTAAGGTCTGGCGCATCACGCTTCAGGGAATGGATATTTCGACGACGATTCAGGACTTCGACGAGAAGACCACCGAGACTATTCTCAAAAAGATCAAATGGCCGGATAAGGTGAAGAACCTTGAACTACTTGGCAAGCACATAAGCGTGCAGGCGTTCAAAGAGCAGGTGGAGCAGAAGGTCACTGCAACCCACAGCATTATGCCGGTACCGTCCTGCGATAACGTAGACGACTGGGAAGCAGCAGCGCAGAAGCAACAGAGCGAGGTTCTGGGTGGATGAATTACAAAGCCGTCTGGAAACCTCTGCCGGGATCGCAATCGCTCTCCCTGAGCTGCCCGTGTAACGAGATCCTCTACGAGGGCACGCGTGGGCCGGGCAAGACCGCTGCTCAGCTGGCGCGCTTTCGTCGCTTGGTTGGTTTGGGCTACGGCTCGTTCTGGCGCGGTGTCATTTTCGATACCGAGTATAAAAACCTCACCGACATCATCACCCAGTCGAAGCGTATGTATCGCCTATTCAATGACGGTGCGCGCTATCTGGCGTCAGCATCCGAGCTGCGCTGGGTATGGCCGACTGGAGAAGAACTCCTGTTTCGCTTCGGCAAGGAGGAGGGCGATTACTGGGATTATCACGGGCAGGAATTCCCGTTCATCGGTTTCAACGAACTGACCAAGCAGCAGTCATCTGAGTTTTACGAGATGATGTTTTCCTGCCGGCGCTCATCGTTCCGGCCAGAGAATTACCCGCTGGAAGATGGTTCATTACTTAAGCCGATCCCGCTGGAGACATTCAGCACTACCAACCCGTTTGGCATCGGGCATACCTGGGTGAAG